GACTGCTCGGCCCGGCCGCCGGCCTTCGCCATTTCGTCCAGGCTCGTCTTAGCCTGGATTGCATCGGCCGAGTCGATTTTGACGCCGAGCTCTGCAATATTCATCGACTCACCTTGAATAAGTGCCCGTGGTTACGGGCTGTTTTCCCTTTCCTCCGCCATAACGCGCAGGGCTTCGCCTTCCAGCACCTGAAGGTCAGGGAAGATTTCAGCGAGTTTCTTTTTCTTGATGCCGAGGAACCCGGCTACATCGCGGATGCAGCTGTAGTCGAGACCGATCGCGCCGCCGGCGCCTGCTCGCCACTGGGTGGACATGCGGTTGAAAAGAAGGAACGCCGGCCAGTTGCAGGGCCAGACCTCCACTTCCTCAACCAGATCTCCAGGGGCAAGGCCGAACATCCCGATAATCGCGTCGGGCACGCTCGGCGAATACATGGCGCGGGCGGCGTCGGTCAGTTTCCCAGGCGGGCCTGGCTATACGCGCCTTCGTAGGCCTTAACGACCGCCTCGGCGGCACCCTGGCAGGACTTCACGAATGCGACGATGTTGTCGTCGCTGTATTCGTCATCGAAGCCCCAGCCGACTACCAGGTCTTTGATCTGCTGGGTTTGCTGCTCGGTGTCCACGGCAACCACTTCCGACCAAGAAGGCTTGTCGCCCAGCGCGGCCCGCGCCCTGTTCCGCGCCTCGTTCCATTCATCGAACAGAGCGGCAAGCTCGGTGCGATCCCGGTACTTGAAAGTGAACTCGACCTTCTCGGGTTCGCTGCCGACAATCGGGATCAGCACGGGCGCATTGAACGTAGCCTTTTGCGCAATACGGATCTTAGCCATGGGTTACACCGCCGCAGTCAGGTAGCGGGTCGGCTCGGCCTGCAACGCCAAGCTGACGGTACGGGTCAGCAGGTTGTTGCGGGATACCGCTGGCTGCTTGGAGAACGACGTGTAGGTGCCGTACAGCAGGGTGTCGTTACCGGGCAGGTTCAGCCGCGCTGCTTCGATCTGCTTGCCGGCGTCTGCCTTCAGCAGTACCCCGTTGAACGCCTGGGCGGGGTCATCGGCAATGGTGAGCACCATACTTGCCGCTGATTTGTCGGTGGGGATCTGCTTGCCCTGGTCATCTTCGAGGAAAACCACGTCGAGGTAGTTTTGCTCGCCGCCGGAAAAGGCCACGTCCGAGATCTGCGGGATCTGCACCCAGGTCAGCACCTTGCGCATCGAGCCCGCGCCGCCAGCGACCGGATAGACCTGCGTGTCAGTAGTGTCGATGCCTTCCAAGGTAATCGCCGTTGCCGTGGCTGCCTTCACGCGCACCACCTTGCTATCCAGCTTGCTCCAGCCAGACGTCAACAGAACAATATCGCCGGCAGCGATGGTGCCACCTACAACGGTGGCAACGGCCTCGGCAGCGTTGCTAATGGCAGTGAATGCCAGTGCGGTCGCGTAGGTTGCGGCGTGCTGGAAGGTGCCGCCGTTGGGGAGTTTGTAGCCCATGGGGTATTTCCTCTTTGCAGATGTGAAAAAACCCGCTCAATGGCGGGTCTCTGGGTTTGCCCAATGGGCGGGATTAGTTGGTGTCGGCTCGGTATAAGAACGAGACCGGGACGGTGTAGGTGGAATCGCCGGTGATGCCGGGCCCAGGGTCGACCGGCGACATCGTCACCACGGTGACCGAGCCCTTCGTGTCCCGGGCGTATAGCGGGAACAGGTCGGTCAGCTCTGCTGCGATTGGGTTCGTCTTGGCCTTGCCGGTGCCGGCCGGCGCGATGATGCTCACCTGGAACACTCCGGTGAACAGCCGATGATCACCGCCGAGCGTGTTGCTCGCAGTGTCGCCCGGGATCGTGAAAGCCCGCAGATAAGTCTCGCCCGCCGCCGGCGTGTAGGCCGTGTTCTCGAAGACGATCTTCAGCTTCTCCGACCTGGCAGCGTTCCAGGCGATGAGCTTGGCCTCGTAGATTGAGGCGATGATTGCGTGACTCATACCTGGTTGTTCCTGATGGCCTCCAGCACGATCTGCTGGAAGCGAGCCACGGTTACGCGGACCATGCCGCCGGGGGCCTGGGTGGAATGGCCGAACTCCAGCGGGATCGCGTAGGGCAAGTTGTTGATGATGTAGGCCATCTGGCCGGCGGTGAAGTCGCTCATTGCGGCCACCAGTGCGGCAGTGGTTTCAGCACCACTTGGGTCTACCTCGTCGAAAGTGACGCTCTCGACCACGCCGAGCGATATGTGCCAGTTCGCACGGAACCGGCCGCCGACGTAGCCTTCAGGCGCCTTGATGTCCATGCCGTCGTTGAGCTTACGGTCCTTCTTCAGCCTTCCACCCTTTGTGAGGTTTGCCGGATCGCTGCGCAGTGCGCTGTTGTGATCGTCGATGGCCTTGTTGTACTGAGTCGCCACTGCGTTCTGCGCCCAGATCTCCGGGTTACCCACGGGGGACATGCGAATCAGGCTGCTGCCCACCTCGATGATGATCTCGCGCACACTGGCGTCGATGGCTTCGCTGGTCTGGGCGGCGAACTCGGCCAGACTCAGGGCGAAGCTGCCGGATTGTCCGGCGCCTGCGCGACTCACGATCGTACCTGCAGCTCGTAAAGGATCGGTGTGCCGGCGGGGTTGATCTCTTTCATAGGAGGTACGATTGACCAGGTGCGGCCCTGGGCAACGACTTTGTCGAGCAGACCAGGCACCCAGGCCAAGCCTTGCGCGGCGAGCTTGAGTTTCTTGTCGCCCTGCTTGATGAGGCTGTTGTTCTGGAATTCTTGGCCGGTGAAGTCGAGCAGGATTCCTTGGGCGGTTTGCTCGACGGTCGCGCCTGGCGCTTCGCCACCCGTCTCAGGGTCGTACTCGCCGGGCTCCGTCTTGCTGATGGTCACGGGCTGTCCAAACTCTGTGATCATATCCAGAGCCATCACGGCCATTTCGTCGTAGAAGGTCATGGTGATACCTTTATCACTTAACAAAGACAAACCTAAAAGGATTGAGGCGATGAAGGATTTGAAGCTAGAGCAGGAAGACGAAGCTATTGCCAAAATTGCACGAGGGGCGCTGGGAAACTATGCGAATGCAAAATGGCGAGACAGCTCAGACGAGGAATATAGGAACCGTATCTCCAAGGTTGGAGTAAAGGAATTCGTTGAGGGGTTTCTTGAATCCAATTCAGGTATCGGGCTACCTCCATCAGCTCAAAAACAGGACTATTTAGAACAACAGGCGAGACTCATCTAAGCCCGGACAGCGAACAGTCCGCGCTTTTGCAGATAGTCAGCGAACTGCGTAGCGCTCGGTCGATCAGGCGCCGCCGGCAACAGCCGGTTGCTGGTGGAGGGGATCGCCGCGTATTGCCTCGTTACAGCACCCTCAACACGATCCAGCAAAACGGCGCCTTTGCGTTTTTCCACCGGGTCGATATCGTCCTGATGGATCTCGGCAGCCAGGGCCATCTGGCCGTACTGAATGCGCGCCGGCAGGTAGTTGTCTGGTTTGATCTGGCAGTCCAGTTCAACACCCCGACGCGGCCAGGACAGGGCCTGCTCGCTGCTCATCTTGCGGCCTTTCCAGGTCTTGCCATCCATCGCCAACGCGGCCCGGCGTAGCAGAGCTTCCTGCTCGGGGACGCCCGCCGGGATAACTGCGCCGAACTTCACGGCATACAGGGCCAGGTCCTCGGCGCTCGCATAGCTTTCGGCGTCAGGCTTGCCGGTGCCGTCCTCGATGATGAGTGTCATGCGTCAACTCGCTGGAATGGTTTGAGATCGGCCACCGGTTCACCGGCAGCCAGCATTATCACGCCTTGGGCAGGTCAGCGACGAGTTTTTCCAAGGATTCTTTCGAGGCGTTGGCCCGGTATGGAACCTTGGCTTCGTCCAGCTTAGCCTTCAGGTCGGCGACTTCCTTCGCTTCCGGATCGTCCAGGCGAGCATTGGCGGCCTGCTGGAGAAGTTCGTCCACCTGCAGTTGCAGAACCTTCACCTTTTCAGCTTCGCCATCACGCTCACGGATGAGGCTTTCAACGCCGGCATTTACCGCCTCGAACACCTGAAACAGGCGATCAGCGATCGGACCAAGATCGCCTTCGGGGCGCACCAGCGCCTGATCAGCGAATGAATCGACGATCAGGCCGACAGATTCGAGTTCGGCGCGGAAGGCGTCGATGTTGATGCTGGAGCTTCCGCCATCGATCAGCAGTACCGTCGGCCGCTCCTTGATCGTCACTTCCGGCACATCGTCGGCAGCATCTTCGCGGCTTTCGGTAGCGCTCGCGTCGATGATGCGCAAACCATTCGCCTTGGCCAGTGCCTTCACATCTTCCTGATACTGGTGGAACGGGCCCGACAGATACCAGATGTTCTTGTTACTCATGATCACGTCCTCGCCAAGTCGGGCGCTAGGCCCGACTCAGCTGTCAGGGTTACTTGGAGGCGTCACCGATCAGAGCCACACCGGCGGTGTGCTTGATGCTGGTGGCGGTCTTGTCCCAGTTGGTACCGGTCGCCAGCTCGGCGTCGGTTGGCGACTTGCCGCCAGTGGTGGTGTCCCAGGTGTAGCCCTTCAGGCCCAGGCCGAAGGTGTAGTCGGTCTGGAGCGTGGTTTCGATGCGCTCCTTGCCGTTGGTGGTCTGGACGTTGCTGATGATGTCGCGGCCGTCGTGGACCAGCGCAGCGCCTTGCACCAGGGACAGGATGATCTCCTTGTTCGGGGTGCCGGCCTGCATCAGCGCCGGGGCATCCGTCACAACGGAGATCTTGCCGAGGATATCCACCACGCGGACGTTGCCCGCCTGGAACAGCTGCTGCTGGTTCGCCAGGTTCTGACCTACCAGCTTGTGGTAGCTGGTGCCCTGCATCACCTGAGTGACCAGGTTCTGGCTTGCGTCGCCGAACTTCGCGTGGGCGTTATTCAGGCCGGCGTAGGTGATGCCAGCAGTAGCCGACACATCGTTGACGGCAGCAGCCTGGGCGGTGATAGCAGCAACCAGTGCAGCGATCGCAGTGTTCAACTGATCCTTCAGCAGGATTTCAGCGAACGCGCGGCTGGCAACCTCGATGCCTTGCGCGGTTGGACGCTCCAGCCAGGTCATCTGCGATGGCTCGTAGCGGATAGGACCGAAGCCGCCGGCGACTTTCACCGAAGTGTTCTTCAATTCGGTCAGGTCGGTTGCAGCGACAGCAGCGTTCGCGCTGTAGCGATCCACGCGGCGCTGGGCAGCGGCCAGGGTCTGGAAGAACGACTCTTGGAGGAAGTCGCCAGTGAAGCCGTCCGGGGACAGCACGATTGCACCACGACTGGCGGCGTTGAACGCGGCGAGATACTGATCCAGCGTCTCAAGAGTCGCCGGCATGATGTATTCGTTGAAAACCTGCATTTGCGACAGGGACATGAGTTATTTCCTTACGATTGTGGGAGATCCGGGAACCGGCTCGCGATCGCGGCCTGTCGTTCCTCTTTGGTGCCGCCGATTTTTCCTTTTGCGGCCCCGCCGCCACCTCCAGCACCAGCAGCCCCGCCGCCAGATGCTTTACTACCCGCGATCAACGGCGCGAACGCCGTGTCGTTTGCGAATTCTGCTTTCAGCTCATCCAGCGTTGCCGCCGAGAGCTTGCCCTGCTGGTCGAGGACGACCACAACAGGCTTCCCGTCGC